CAATTAGGACAAGTTGGATTTTCAATAAAATGACTTATTTTTCTAACAAAAACATGTCCACATTGTTTGTGATAAAAAAGCCCTTTTTTATTAACTGTTTTAAATTTGCTTAAAAAAATAATTTCTTTATTTGTAAGTTCATCAACTTGTTTTTTAAATTCTTTATCTGTTTTTCTGATATACCTACAAACAGGACATCTTTTACCTTCTATAAAATTTCTTGGTTTTTGCTCCCAAATATGACCACATGTTATATGTTTAATCTTTATTTTAGTATTATTATTAATATATTCGCCTAATACTTTATATTCTCCGTGTGTTAAATCAAATACTTCTTTTTTAAATTGTTCAGTAGTTTTTTTCTGATTTTGTTTCTTAATCCCATATTTTGTTTTCCATTGAATTACAGTTTTTTTAGTTACCTGATATTTTTTAGCGACTTCTTGGTTTGATAATTTTTTTAAATCTGATATTTTTTCTTTTGTGTTTTGCATATAATCACCTCTAACCAATTATAACAAAACAATGTAACGTCGTCACTAACTTTTTAAATTTAGCCTTCCCGTTTTCTTCCGCTATTTTCACCACAACATCGCTATTGTGGGCGGCAATTATTTACCGATTACCCCTGTTTTTTGCAATTCAGAAGCCAATGTCTTAAGACTGTTTATTTGTTCATTTGAAGCTCCTGTAACTTGTTTTGTTATCTGTTCTAATCTTCTTTCTGCTCTTTCTTGAGCCATAAAAGCCTGTGTTGTAGATTTAATACCGTTGATGATTTGATAAGCACCAAAAGCAACGCCTAAGGCAGAAGCCAAAGACGTTACCGTGGATTTTAATCTATCTGTTTGTTGTTGCATTTTGCTCATGCCTTGTTGGTAATTACGAGAATTAATACCAACGTTAAATAATATATCGCTTGCCATTCTAATCACCTCTTTTGAGGTTTGTTTTTATCCATTTCGTACTTATTTTTCTCTGCTTTCATTGTTTCAAAATAAAGATAACGTTTCTTTTCTTTTGTTGATAGTTCTTTCCATTCTTCCCATTTATAGCCCCACTCCTTTGCACATGCCATTTCGGTGAAAGTCATAGAGTTATATTCTTTGTCGTCTAAATGTTGATACCAGCCAAGTTCTTCCTTAACCTCTTCTTCTTCTTCTACCTCACTTAGCTGTCTAAGTTTTTTATATCATCTCCGAGCTTTTGCATCTGATTCGGAGTTATTCCGAGGTCTTTCATATCTTCCTCAAATTTCTTAATATCGTCCACTCCGTATTCATCAGCCACACCAAGGACTATGATTAACTGTATAAAGACGGCTTTTTCTTGCCATTCTTGCATCTCTTTTTCATAGTTTTCGTTAGTAAAATCTCTAACATTCATCCATGTAAAATTATGATTTCTTGCCGCTTCTTTCGGATCCATTCCCATTTCTTGCACACTTTCACCTGTTTTTGGGTCGCCGAAAACTCTCTTTATAGGTGCTTTTGGCTGTGGATTTTTTTCAATAAATTCTTTCATAAGAGGATGAGAGTTATCTACTGCGAAAATCTCTACATCGACCATTTGTGGAACGCCGTCTTTTGTTACCTTGATTGTAGAAATTCCATTAGATTTGAAATAACCTTTATACTTATTTTTGTTTTTTAATGCTTCTCTCATATTAAATATTTTCTTTTTATCTGCCATTAAATATCACTCCTTATTTTTTCGTTTGATAATATTGTTATTGACTGTGTGTTGTCGTAAATATTTGTTGTTGTATCTTCTTGAATTCTTGAAGGTGTCAAATAAAACACTTGTCCGTCTGATTGTGTGTATCTGATTCTAAACACTTTATCTTTCCATTCTTCAAGAAAACTTTTTGTGTCTTTTTGTAGTTTAAAAGTTAATTCTAATGAGTGTTTTGTATCTATTATTCTTTGTTTGTTTAAATGATTTTGATATGTAGAATTTTTAAAATTGTTGATTTCTTTTAAATTCATGTCCAAAATGTTTTGTAATTCCTCAAACTCATAAAATAACTTTGGTCTGTATAACTCCATATAGATTTCTGGAGTTTCTGTTGTCGTAGTTTCTTGTTTAATTTCCAGGATTTGTCCTCTGCGTGGTATAAAATAAAACGTTATCTCACTTGTTGTTATTGTTGGATTTTGTTTTATCCCTGCTAAATAAACATCTATATTTGTAGAACTAAAAGGGTTAGTAAAAACATTGGTTAATCCACTGGTTATTAATTCTTCTCGGTTATAATAAACAGGTATAATTTGGTTTGTAACCGGTTGCATAAATCCTTCTGTTTCGTTTTGTCTAATAAGGTATCCGTTTAAATCTACTTCATCGTAATCGCTAAAATTAAGGTTATGAGTTACCTCGCCTAAATCTCTCCCATATCTTGATTGGTCGATTTCGTCTATCTTTACTAAAGTTCTGAATAATTCTTGTATTTCTATTTTAGAATATTTCTTGTTTAAAAACATTTTATCACCCCTTTAGGGCTGTTGGTTTAATAGCAAGCGTGTTTCCTGCAAGTACTGTATATGGATTATCATTTGTATCTCTTACTTCAAATTCTTGATAATATATTCCGTTTAAATTTTCTGTATCTGCTTGAAATAATTTTATTTTTAGCTTTGTATTTCCGTTTACATCTGAAATAATTTCTATATCGTCGTTTGTTGTTTTGGTTACTAACGCTGTTGTGTCAATGGATTCGCTAATTTGATAAGTGGCTGTTATGCCTAAAAGACTGACTGGGTTGCCGTTTGTATCGACTAAACTTACTTCAATTTCGGTGTAATCACCTGCAAACATTTCCATTTAAATCACCTCGTTTATGATAGCATTGAGGTCGTTTGCGGAAATTCTGACTGTTTGTCCGTCTAAAACTTGAATATTAGCTGGTAATGCTCCATACCATAAAAAGTCTGTACCATCCCAAATTCCCACATGTGTAATTGTCGAAGATGGCATGTTTGGAAATTCTACGTCTAAATCAGTTGTTATCGTTCCACTTGAAGCAGTTGCCCACGACAATGATTGTCTTGCATAACTCCCTCCACTCACCTCGTTTGCTCCAGAGTCTGTTGGGTCTGCTGTGTGTAGTGACAATTGAGTGGCGTTTATAGTAAAATCAACGTTGTTAAAAACTTTGTCTAAAACTTTATTTTTAAGCAAATTAGTCATAATTTACCTCCTTTATACGCAATCTGGTTTTTCTGGGAATATAACATCAAAAGGATTTGTATAGTTTTGGGGTATATTTCTTAATTCATTTCTATAATTCTCTATTAACTCTTTGTTTTCTTGACTAATAGGATAATCTGGCATTATTAAATAATCTGTTTCTTTCAATAGCCTATCCCTTTTATTCCTTATTTTATTCCATTCATTATTTATTCTTTCTTGATTAACTTGTTCTTTTGTTTTTCCAGAAGGTTCTATCATATAATTTCACCACCGTTTTCTAAATCTGTGAAATCTTCAAACTGTGTCCCTCTATATCCACCATCGTTATAATAATTAGGATTTTCCCATATACTTTTTTCTTCTGCTGGATATCTGTATAACAATTCTAAATATAATTCGTTCGTTTCTAAATCTCTATATGCTTTTTGGATTTCTTTTATATTTTCTACGTTATACTCTACAAAATCTGGATTAAAGTATAGTTCTTCGCCATTTACAGAAATCGTGTTTTCATCTATTTTTTTATATTTAATAACTTCTTGAAATCTTGGGTCTAATGATTGCGGACTAAATTTTATAAACATCATTTCCACCTGCCTATAAATAAAAGTGAAACTACCATTTCAACTGTAGACTTAAAAGTACCACCAGTGTATATATTTAGAATGTAATTATTCGCATCTTGTTTCACAATTCTTTCAATTCCAATCTCTTCGGCAATAAAATGCTGACCACCTTCTATAAGTGTTGCTTGGTAACTTAAACTTGCAACTGTTGTAGATGGTATTGTCCAGTATGCATTTAGCCTTGTTGCAATACTATATGTTAAAGTTTTAGTTGAATAACAAATCATTATTCCATTCTCATACTTAACATAACTACCATTTGCATTTGTTCCTTCTTCTACAATTTCGCTACCTGTAAGTTTTTCAACACCATCTATAGAAAACTTATTAAAACCACTGGAATATGCTGTCGCTGTTGTTTCTGTTGCGTTCTCGCTTATTCCATCAAGTTTTGTTTTTACACTATTATAATCGTAAGCTGTAAAAACTCTAGCAATTGCTGTGTTTATCCCCCAAGATTGAGCAGTACCTTCAAATCCTCTTGTAACACCAGTTAAGTCATTACCACTTTTACCTGTGTATAGTATCGTTTCAGCATTTTCCCCTGTTCCAATAGTTGCAATATTTGGAGCTGCGGGGAGTTTAGTTGCATCATTAACGGTTATCGTTGTTTGTGTACTATCTATCGCACTAGCCAAAAACGTTAAAGGTGAATTGACTTGTGCTGGATAAAGTGTTGCCATTTTAAATCACCTCGATTCGGTTAAATTCTTGTCGGTTAAATCCTTGATATCCACCCACAGGCTCTAAAACGCCAAGAGAAGCGTTTATTTTTGATTGTGTTAGTAAATTGTCGGATAACTCGGATAAAACCTCTGTTGTTGCGTTTATCGTTGTCTGTGTTTGTAAATCTGCATTCAGTTCTGAGATAATTTCTAACAGAGAGTTAATTTTTGTTTGTGTAGTTAAATTGATTTTAAATTTATCGCTTGTAAATCCTTCTATTCCTTTTTTGGTTACAAATAATTTATTTATTAATCCGTTTGTATATATTTTTTGTATTTTGCCTTGAGTTTCTATTTTGTTTATAATTCCATTTATTGTAGGCATTATTCCACCTCTTTCAAGAAAAGGGGCTTATCGCCCCCTCTTATTAAGATAATGCTGTAATGTTTGTGTCTTTTGAATAAGCCTGTCCAGTAATCGTTGCTTGAAGCCTACCATTTGCTTCACTATAAGTGAAATTTGAAATAAATACATCATAAGACTTGCCAAAAGTTTTGCTGGAATCAGTTGATTCAAAAAGAAACTCCATCTTGAATAAAAATTTGTTTTCTAAAATTGAAAGTGTGTAATCATCACCGTTTGCGTCTCTTATTGTTGTTGTTCCTGTGTTTACCGACACTGCTGAAGTTGTTCCATCGGTTGGACTAAGTTTATTTATAAGAAAGTTATGAATAGTATCTATATTTGTACTGATTTTGTCGTCAATTACGTCAAATGTAATGCTGAATTCTGGAAATTCAACTGCGTCATCTCCTTCTATCATTCCAACTGCTTTCCCTCTATCCAAAAATAGTTCATCTTGAGTATTTATCATTGGTGGCGTTACCTCTGGAAAACTTGTAATACCGGTCAACTGTACCTTTAACGGTGTTACTGCTGTACCATCTAAAAACTGAATTTGCATTCCTCCACTTGTTCCTATCGCTTTCCTTAAATATGGTTGATTAGCCATTTTTCCTCACCTCGTTATAAAAAACTCTTAAATTTGCCTTTCTGTAATTTTCATCAGCATCAAGTTTGCTAATTTCAATATCGCTTATCCATAAATCACTTATTTTGTTTCCATAATCTTGTGTTGCATAATCAGCACCTATAAAATCATAAACAGGAATAGAACGTTGATTAAAAGTCTCGTAAACCGTTTTAATTGCGTTATTGAAATCAATTGAACTTTCTGAATTAACTAAAACGTTTATATCCATGAAGTCTGAATTGTAATAATTTTCTTCTCTGAAATCTGAAAATGTTTCTACATCTAACACTTTTGTACCTGTTATTTGCTGATTTTTTGTATCAATAAGTATCTGGTCAAAATTGTTTTTTAAATTGTCGTATAAAAAAACTCTTATGCTTGTATATAACATTTAATCACTTCCCAAAAAGTTTACGAAAGTCGGATTCGATTTCCTTTTTCATATTCCCTGTTTTACTTCTCAATGTTTTTTCTATCCAACCTCTGTGCGGACTTCTCGCTCCGTATTCTGTGTGGATTATGTATTCAGTGTTGTTAGAAATTTTTCTCAAAGCCTGACTTAATGGTCTTTCTCTCCAGTTACTTCTCAAATTTCCTGTATCCACTGGTGAAGCTATTTTTAACGCTGATACTAATTGTGTTGTGTATTTGAATACAAGGTCATCAGCTAACTGTGGGGATTTTTTGTATATTTGTTCAAACTTTTTATTGATATCATCAAGATTATGTTTAATCATAAAATCACCCCAAAGACTGTATATCCCTTGTTCTGGATAGTCATGCTTACTGGTTTATCGTTTATGAGTTCGGCTGTTTCTTCACCTTTCACGATAACTTTTTTGTGTTCTTCAGTTAGTTTATTGTCTGAAAATTGAATGGTTTCTTGTTCAAACTTTCCGATATATGCCGGAACGTCTTTGTCTATTGCCCAGGTTGTTGTTGTTACTCCCGTGATTGGATTGTATTCGTCTGTTTTACCTTGTTTGATATTAACTATATCGTGAAGCATCCTATCTAACATTTTTTGATTGGCTTTAATTTGTAGACTGTTCATAAAACCATCTTCCTGTACTTATTGAGCTGTGATAATGTTTTGTTTTCTAAATTATCCACAAAAGAGATAGAATTTCCTTCCAAAGACTGAGATTTGATTTTGTTGTTTCCGTTCAAAGCATCTTCTACAAGTTCAGCTGCAACCCCTAACAAATCAGCCGGTATTGTTTCTACTCCATCAACAAGAAAATCGTTGTGTGTGTATTCTTTTATTTTTGAATCTACTATTTCAAGATATTTTTCTATTTGTGTATCATTTACGGTAGAAGTTATATTTTTTAATAATTTGTAAGTTGCTAAATCTAATATCATGTCATTCACTTCCCAACAATTCTAACAACTCATCTTTTGTACTTCTTTTTGCGTATTCAATACCTTTTTCATCAAGTTTTTCCATTATTTCAGCTTTTGTCATCTCTGGTTGTACTACTTTTTTAAATCTCACTTTCAATTCATGTAAAGTTATCGGTGTACCTTTTACGTTTGCTTTTTCACCTGTTTCAACCCTTTGTGTTTCTGGATTGTACCAAACTTCAAAAGTTCCTTTCGGCGTTTCCATGTAGGCTTTACCGTCGTATTCAAACATTTTATCACCTCTTTATGGAAAAAGGGGGAGTAAAACTCCCCTTGCTATTATCCATTTGTAACCAATTTTACGACTGGTATATTCTTATCCTCATAAACTTTATCCCAATTTGCACCATTAGCGAGTTCAGCGTCTGTAGGTGATACGCCTGCAAATGAAGTTGAAAGGAATGATGTCCCGTACATGTGATATATCCATCTATCCCTGTAAATCAATGCTTCTTGTCCACCCGCTACAAGTGCGTTTCTCTCTGTTTCAACTGGTACTTTTACATCACCTTGAGCTTTTCCAATTGCTCCTTGGGCATATAGATATGAAGTATATTTGTAACCTGATACTGCTCCTGCTTCTACGGTGTGAGCGTCGTCTACTATAATTCTTTTTCCCATAAATGTTGGAATTAAAATTTGTTGGTCTGATAATGGTTCGAAATCAATTAAATTCAATTTTTGCATTGTTGCATAAACCTTAGAGTGAACTGACATTGCAGTTATAAGACTGCCTCTATCTCCAACAGCTTTTTGAATAGCTTCTATGATTGCGTCTGAATTTATCAAATTTTCTGCTGTAGCGTTTACTCCGTCGTCTATAGAAACGTCTGTTACATGAGTAGCCATTGCAGCTGAAGCAAAAATCCCGTTTAATTGGTTGATTAATATTCTTTGCCTTTCTGTTCTCCAATATTGAACAACTTTTTCGGCTATGCTTGCCATTGGATCTTTTGTTGTGAAATCTGCTGTTAAATCATCTGCTCCCCACACGTTAGCTCTACCAATAACAACTGCTGATTGCTTTGCAGCTTCTGTTTTGTTCACAGTTAAGTCTGTACCATCAAGGTTTTGAGAAACTCCACCAAGTGGTTTATAAAAAGGTACTGAAACAATGTTGCCTGAACTTATTTCTATTCCTGTATCTTCTCTTATAATACCACTTTGAGAAAATGCAACAGGATTTGGGTCAAATTCTTCCACCATGTCTTTGAAAATCTCTGTATCATAAATTACGTCACTTAATTTTGTATAAGCCATTTAAAATCACCTCTGATTTTTGTATTCCTCCCTTAGTTGTTTATACAACTCGGGATTATTTTGTTTTAGTTCGTATCTCTCGAATGAATCCATCTCTTTAAAAGATTTTTTCGGTGTATCTGGACTTCCTTCTGGTTTTGGGCTGTTTACGTTTTTTTCGCCAAATAGTTCTTTGTAGTTTTGTTTCAAAGTTTCTATCTGGTCTTTTAGTCCTATTATCCCGTCATCGTTTATTTTTATTGCGTCTTTATCTATTTTCTGCATTATCAACTCAGGATATTTTGCATTTGCTTTTAAAAGTTCACTTTCAATTACACTGTTCTTCTTGACGTCAAGTAACTTCTTTTCGTAGTTCTCTTTTATTTCTTTTTGTTTTGCTTCCATTTCTGCTATCTGTTCTTTGAGTTTTTTTGTATCTCCTGCATTGGCTTTGAAATCTTCTACGGTCTTTTCCATTTCTTCCATTTGTTCTTTTAGATTTTTTGCTTCATTGTTTACTTCGTCAAATCTTGCTTTAGGAATAAATCCTGTAACTTCCACGTTTTTTTCTTCTGGTATTTCCAATTCTACACCTAACTGTTTTACTAATTCACTTAATTTCATATTGCCCTCCTTTCGTTTTTAGCGAGAACGACTCGATATATGGAGTGTTGTTTTATCGTAAACAACCAACGTCACTAAAATTATACACTTGTTTTTCAAAATATGCAAATGTACAATATATATATAATACAAATCTCGGTTTTCTTTTATTCATCGTTATTTGAGCTGTGTTGAATTCTTGTATTTCGTCGATAGAATAATCGAAAAAATTGAAAAAATGCGTCTGTGAGGCTGTTATAAAGAGGCTAATCCTCCACTTTGTCTAAATCTTCAAATTTTTCTATATCGTTTACTATTTCCAGTAAAATTTCTTTTGTTATATGTTTGTGTTTGTATTTTTTGAATAGATCTTCAATAAGAGTATCAATTGTCATTTTATCTCTTCCTTTTTTTGCCAAAAAATAAAGTCCCCTATTTGCCACCAAGTATGTTTAAATTTCTTACCTGTATTGGTTTCTTTGTATACTGATTTCATTCTACCTAATCTCATGATGTACCTCCTTTCCATTTTTGATATCTTTCTTTTTGCCATTCTTTAGATTTTAGAAACTCGTCTTTGAATTCTACATCAAGCGATAATGCACAACGACAATTCACTATCTCGGATGGATCCCCTGTTAATGCTGCTGGTCCTTGACCACGTGCCGACGGTAAAACAAACTCTTCATTTCTTTCTATTGTTGTTCCGTTCATGGCTCGATGGGATTCTCTTTCTCTTCCATCTATAGTTGTTATCCATGTTTTTGTTGCTTTCATGTTCGGTCTCTTTTTTAGTTCTGCTTCCAGGGAGTCTAACTCAGCTATTGTTTTTACTTTTCGGTTTTCTGTTCTAAGTACTCGCAATGCTTTGTTATAGTCTCCATTGAAAATATATGCTGCTTGTTCAGCTACTTCTCTATAACCTCGTCCATTAAGAATTTGTGATGTGAGTTGTATTCTGAGTTGTCTGACTATTTCACGCCTGTGTACTTCCATTGTCGATTTTAAGGTCAATTCTTTAACTGGATTTTGTATAGCTAATAAGACTGTGTCTTTTGGAATTGTTGTGAAAGTTATAGAATTTATCCCCGTTCTTGCAAACAAATCATATCCGGTAAGGTTATAAATTTCTCTGTATAATTCTACATTTGCGTCTTGTATGGTTTTGAATTCTATGTTATTCAATTTTGTGGCTATTTCTTGAAGTTGTTCTTCCATTTTCAAGTTTCTCTTATACGATAAAAAAGCTTCTTGAGGTATTACTCCCTCTTTCCCATATTTTGCATAATATTCAGAAAGACTTCCTTTCACTTGCTTGAGGGCGTCTTTTGTAGCAACTTTTAATCTTTTTTCGGTGTCAATAGTGAGATTATCTAATAGTTTTCTTTTCCATTCTTCAATTGTCATCGTTGCTCACCATTACGTTGCGTAAATCATTTGTTCTCTCATCTTCGATTTGTTTCAAAGTTTCTTCTACGTTCTCCACTTGTGGCAATTCTTCAAGGACTTTTTCAAGGGGCAATATACTTTGTAGCATCATCGCTGTAGTTGTTTGTAAGTTTCTTGTTTGTGTGTTTTCATATTCGTTGATGATTTGGTTGTGGTTGAACTCAAAAGATACTTTCCCTCGTAGTTTTTGTTTCCCCGTAAGTTCTAAATACTCGTTGAACATTTGGACAAAAAATTGTAATGCTTCCTGGAATTCTATCTCGGTATTTTTTACTTTTAAATCTAACGGAGTGTATAAGAATTTTAACGCAACTCCTGAAGCGTTTGAAAACTTGTCTGTTGTCAAATCTGCTGCCTGTGCTGCTTCATAAAGCCTTTTTGTTGCACTTTCTATCGCTTTCTGATAAGATTCAGTGTTGAGTTCTGTCGATACCCAGTTTAAATCGCCGTCATTTGCTACTCCTACAATACCGGAATGTTTCACAGCTTCTCGAAGTGCTTGTTTCCCTTCAAGAGTGGCTAATTGTCCGTCGTAATTTTTTACTTTTAAAAGCCTCAACAACGACTGTTCAAATTCGTATGCTTCATCTGACTCTATATGGTCTATCTTGTCTATAAGCCCTTTGATAAGTTTGATGTCAGGAATATTTTCTTCATTGTTTTGAAATGCGATAAATGGCACTCTTGAAAACGCTGTTGTTTCTTGCAGTTCTTGATTTTGGTCTATAAGTATGATGTTATCTGTGGTTAGCCAAGAAACTGTTTTTGCTTCATGGTTGTAGTCGTATTTCTCCACGTTATCTTTACTCCATAACTCTATACGTGTAAATTTTACGTTGTTTTTGAAAAATGGATAATATCTGATAACGTATTCAAGCTCGTCATCAAAGCCCATCTTGAAAATCGGTTTTATCTGTTCAGCAGGCATGATTGTATATTTGAATTCGTTATTCTCCACATAGCAATATAACCATTCTATACCTTTTTTTCTTGCTCTTTTAAAAAGTCTGTATATAGTCTTTTGAAATGTTTCTTCTTCGATATTTTCGTTCCATATTTTCTCGTCGTTTTCATTTTCAAATTGAATTTCTACTGGATTTCCAACTGCATATCCTGCTGCCTGGTCGATAAAGAGTTTTAAATATGGGTGAGGTATTCTTGGTCTTTTGATGTTTTGGTCGACTTCTGTCTGTGTCAAATCTTCATAAAGAATGTCGTTGTCACCTTTGTAATAGTTTACCCCTTTTTGCATCCATGTTTTCTCATCACTCGCCATGTCTTGCATGACTATGTTTTTCAACTCTTCACCGAAATTTACTCCATTTGCTCGTATCCTCATAATCGTTGTGTTCATAATCCACCTCCTACACTAAGATAATTCCATTGCTGCTCATTTCTGTTTCTAAGGCATATCGCAAAGCATCTAAAATATGGTTGTTCGCGTCTACTGGTTTTGGTAATACGTTGCCATTTTTATCTTCTTTCCATTTATATGAAGTTAATTCTTTTATTGTATTTATACATGAAGAATCTACTATAATTTTATGCCTTTGTATAAATTTGATACCATGTTCTACACTGTCCGGGCCTTTCTTTGCTGCACGTGCATTTATACCGTGTCTTCTTAAATCTTCTATACTTCGTGGCTCGGAACTATCGCACATTACATAATTATTTACTTTATCTTTTAATTCTGCAGCAAGTTTGTCTATAAACATATCGGTTTGATATAGTTCGTCTAATATATATATTGTTTTATGTTTTTTGTCGTAGTGTAATTTTACATAAGCTGTCGGATCATTACTAAATCCGAAATCAACACCATGGAATATGTTATCAAACTGCATTTTTGTCAAATTTTTCTTTTCCCAGTTAGTATATATAAGGTTTCCGAGCGTACCCCATTCTCCTAAAGCGTAGATTCTATAATACTGATAATCTTCTTCTTGGAGGTGGTTCAAAACTCGACGATACTCTTTATCCAGGAATTTGTTATCGAGATATGTTGTTTTAAGTACGAAACTATTTGGCTTACCTACATCAAAAAAAGTCTTTTTTAACCAATGCAGTTCAGAAATAGGATTAAAAGTTAAAGTCATTTGGTAGTTTACCGACGAAACACCTCTAAGACGTAAGTCTAATTGATTAAAATCTTTTTCAGTGATTTCGGATGCTTCTTCTATCCATATACGGTTTATCCCCGTTATAGATTTTAATTTTTCTACATCATCGAGTCCACTGGTTATAAGTTTTGCTCCGTTTATACAATTTATGCTCATTTCAGTTTTATTTATATTAAAGTATCCATTTAATTCATATTCATTAATCAAATCAGTTAATAACCTAAACACTGAATTTCTTAATGTTTTACCTACTTTTCTAACAACAAGATAATTCATATTTTTATTGTTTAACATATTTAAAATAGTTTCTTGAGCTACAAAGTGAGATTTTCCACTTCCTGCACCACCATAAAGTATTCGATATCTGTTCTTCGTTTTATAGGCTTTGCGGTAAATCGGGTTCATTTTAACCTTCATCTTCTTCTCCCCAATCTACTGTTATATTTAATCCTCCTGAATGTTCGATATCTTGTTTATCTCTCCATTGTTTCGGTTTTCTATTTTTTAGCCAAAATATCTGTGCTGTTGTGTTCGCTGGAACGTGTTTTGTAGTCTTTTCGATTTTCTTTTTTTTCTTTCCGTCATCTGTTTGTTCTATGTATTCTTTTACTTCTGTATATTCATAACCCATTGCGTTTTTAAATAGTGCGTTTTCTACTTTTCTATCTGCAACCTCTTTTCCAGTTTTTAAGGCGTCACTTATGGGAGGATATTTTTTCTTCCATTCGTAAAGAGTTTTTCTATTTATTCCAATATTATCTGCTATTTGCTCATCTATCAGCCC